TACCTGATTTAGATCCACAATGAACATTATGCAATATCCCCATCTGGTGGTAATTCATTATCGTTAGCTTCGTCATCTAGATTAGTTTCAATAACATTCCCTTCGCCATCAACAATAGTAAAGCTAACGTTCTGCAACGGATGGAAGATATCTAAACTAGCACAAAGCATTGACTTAATTGCTTCGTGAGTAAGCATGATGAACTTATGGTTTTCATCTTCATCTACACCTTCAAATCCATTTTCATAACATACTGACAACACCATACCAATAATTTCGTCTGACAGATACTGAATCTGTTCAAGCCTGGTATCAGCTACAGTTTGAAGAAGCTCTTCCATCGTATGTGGCGGCGAGCCCTTCTTGCCTTTAGGAAACATAATTACATTATTTGATGTCATATTATTTTATTGCTCGCAATAGTAACGTTTCTGGTCCACAACGACCCGAAGCTTCTGTGGTATTAGTCTTGATATTATCCATAAAGGTTCGAAGCGATACTTTACCTGCCTTTAGTAGTTCAGGCAAGACAATCTCTGGCTTACGAATAGACTTAGTAGTTGATTGTTCTACATCAAAGCCAATTACAGTAGTACCTTTGATGCCTAGTCCCTTTGGTCCAACTGCATTAAGCCTAGTTAGCTTCTTGTATTTAGTGTTATAGATCCAGAGCTGATTAGCACCAATGATTTCAGTTGGTTGAATAGAAACAAGTTTAAGCGAAGCACTATCCTTCATAAACTTTAGTGTCTTAACTAGATCAACGCTCGACTTAACCTTAGCTGCCCTTGGTTTACGGACTTTAGTAATCTGCTTATTACCTAGGAAACGATCTGTTTCGTCAATAAACTGCTGCCAGAATTTACGTTCGTTCTTAATGTTCTTACCAAATGCTTCTTTAACTTGTTCGTCATCTGACGTAACTTCATCAAGAAACTTCTGGTAATGTTCTTTAATAACTTTAGCTGCTTGAGCAGATACTTCGACGGTAGTTAAGTAGGAATAAATTGAGAATTCAACTTCGTTATCGATTCGTTCTTCAATATCACAAATAATCTGTTTAATCTTGTTAGCAGTCCGTTCTTGGATATTAACTACTGTCCTATCCTCAAGAACGTCTTCTTTAGCTTCTGGTTCGTCTAGAACTACTGCTAGTCGTGACTTGAAATATTCTAGACTAGAAGCAGAAAGTGTATTACCATTATCCAACATACGAGCAATCCAACCTACAGTAGTCGGAATAGCATACTTAGGCGACTGTCGTACCTTAGAAATGTCAGACTTGGTATATCCATTGTCTTTCATATGTTCAATAAGCCAAGCTCGTGACTCATCAACATCAAAAGAATAGTTATACCAATTAAGTGCTTGAACATAACCCTTGATGTTTACGTCAATAGGTTCTTCACCAATCCAATGTGCATCAATAGACTTAATCTTAGCACGAGTAATCTTCTTTGGTTTTACAGCCATGTTTATCTCCTTACATCACAACTATAACGGCTATGATGTAATAAGTCAAGCATTATTTTTTACGCACATTGAATCAAGACGGTGGCAACCCATAATTCTCGATATATATTAAAACAAATTGATTCAAACTTCAATTCCCTGTCGACTTTGTTCCGTAGATTTTGATAAGGAATTGGTTTGCGTATATCGCCCAATTTTAACATTCTATTATTAAAATTTAATGTCATGTTCTATATTCAAAATAGCCAGCACTTGGTTCTTGAATTGATCTTGGTTCATCTAGTAATGATGTAAGTAAAGCTTCCCATTCAACTTTGCGCGAAGCCCAATTATAAAACACATCTGCATATGCTTTAGAAGATGTAATTCTACTTTGGGTACTATCATCCCAATATGCAGGAATTAGTCCATTGAGAATATGAAAGAATCGAGCTGCGTGTTCATTTAGATCTTCTGTCCACTGATACATATATGTCCACCCAGCGGCTGTTTCGTATAGCGCACCTAGGTTAGGATGGACGCAAACCAAGCCAGCACTTAATGCTTCCATAAGACTAATACACGAAGTTTCTGACCAGATAGAAGGATAAGCTAAAATATGTACATTCTTTAATGCTTCTTTAAGTTCTTCATTTGGAATAGAGCCGTGATAATTAATCTTAGGATGTTCTTGACATTCCTTCAATAGATCTTTATACTGCTCGTCTCGTTCTCCCCAACCATATAGTTCAAATGACGAAAACACTTCTAGTTCAATATTGTCGTGAAACTCACATAGCTTCTTAAATACTGGTAGAAGAATATTAAGTCCACGATGAGGAGTAGACCAATATGCTAGTCTAATGATATCCTTAGGTTTTTCGTGTTCTGCAATAGGATCAATGGCATTAGGCATTACGATACACTTCGACCAAGGAATATTATAACGATTAATATAGCCTTGCATCTGCCAATTAGAAGAGAATACTAGCTTATGAAACTTCTGCCAACCTTCGTTGGCAAGATGATCTGATGCTGGGTCACCCGGCAAATCTTGTAGATGATAAATTCTAATCTTAGTTTCGTCAAGTGGTTCTTCGACTCTTGACACAAAAATCTGAAACTCCTTTAGGAGATCAGGAGTAATAACTTGTGCCATCTTATCAGCAATGAGTTCAGTCCCACCCATAGCGTTCTTATTAAGTTCACTTCGCTCGAACCTCCCGTTAATAATTTGCATTAGAATCCATATCCTCTTAATTTAATTTCTGACCACATCTTGTCGAGCGCATCTTCCATAGGAGTATAGACAAACTCGGGTCCTAGTAGTGAGTTTAGTTTTTCGCCATTAAGTGCTTGACTATCAATCTCTTCAAAGTTAAATGGCTTTTCAATTAATGTTGTTTCGATTTGGATATTTGTAGTTTTGCGGACTAAGTTAATAACTTGCTCGGGCGACTTAACAACACCACTTGAAATGTTATATGCACCTGGTTTTACATCTTTACGAATTAAACCCGCAATGATCTTACAAACGTCGTCGACATAGACATATTCTCTTAGTTGATCTTTTGAATCTGAATATACAACAGGAGAAATGCCTGCTAGTAACTTAGAGAAGGTATTTGGCACAATACGGCTCTTGTTGGTATCCCAATACCCATATAGGTTAGCTGGTCTAAGTGAGAAGATCTTCATACCATAATATGTACGATAGAAATCACAAACTTGTGCAGTTAATACCTTTGAATATTCATATGGAGTATAACCAAGCAACGGGTGCTCTTCACTAGTTGGAATATTTTCGGCTGGTTGCTGTCCGTATACCTTATCAGTTTCAAGAACGACTACCGGAATATCTAAACCAGTCTTCCTTGCAGCTTCTAGAACATTAACAGTTCCTTGAACATTAACTGCAAAGGCGGCTGAAGGATTCTGTTCGCAATCGCGAACAATTGATCTTGCTGCTGTATGAATAATAGCAGATGGTGAATTCTCTTGTACAATATCAATAAGTTCTGGGGAACAAACGTCTAGTGCATAGCCCTTACCATCAATTACATATTGAAATGATTTAGAGATTGCAACAATATCACCTAGGTATTCGTGGTAATCATTAATTAAAGTAGAACCAAGGAACCCCGAGGCTCCAGTAATTAAAGTCTTCATTCAATAATTTCCAATGCAGTGATGCTCGAAATAATAACAGAACGCCAACCATCATTATCAAGATCCCAAACAGATACTACTGTTGGATTATCTGGCTTAGTTCTTTCTGTTGTCTTTTCATAAGGAACAATAAATTCTCCCTTTAGTGTTCCTCTAAGCCTACGTACAGATCCATCTTTCTTGTTAAAAACAATAGAAACGACACGATCTTTAAGTAGTCCCTTTAGAGAATCTTTACTCAGCCCGTTCTGTGAGAAGCTCTGGGCGATTGTTGAAATATTCGACGAGTTGTTCATATCCACCTACTCTTTCATTATTAATTAAAATAAACGGTACAGTCTTTACATCTGGAAAGATCGATACAAAGTCTTCTCTGATCATATCTTTGCCAATAACCGTTTCAGTATAATACATACCCTTAGCGTTTAGCAAGTTCTTTGCTCTAACACAAAAAGGGCAATTTTCTTTTGAATAAACAATTACAGTACTCATTTAATCTCCTCTAAACAAATTAGCTTGAGCAAACTTAGGGTTGCCATAGAGATCGTTCGCCCTAATCTTTATATAGGGTGTATTAGACTTAGTTCGGCGGTTTTCGGAATTAACAACAGTAATCCAAGGGTTCTTGCCCTTACGCCATGCCTTAATCTTATTAAGTGCTGCTTCTACTGGTGAAGCCTTTACTAGCTTCTTTGTGCTAGCCGATACGTTGCTGTGAATGCCCTTCGAAACATAAGTCTTACGACTACTCTTCCTACCCAAGATTTACTCCTTTCATTGGTTAAAAAATCATTATATAACAAATAGTAAATAAAGTCAACAGGTTTTTTCTGGTGCGAGCCTATTAACAGTTTGGTATTTAATTGTCTTTGGTTTAAAATACTTTACAAAGATCTTCTTTACTAAATCTTCGTCGTACTTTTTACACGAGAAAACGTCCATATATGCAGCATTTCGATCTGAAGGACAAAAGTGTGCCGATACATTAGAATCTTGAAGTAGCTGATAGATAGAATAACCAACTTTATTAGGATCATTTGTTTCACACCAGATGATACTTAGATCACCAATCTTTACCATCTCAATTCGTTCAAGTAATTCATCTATAAAGGATTGAAAAACTTGTTTATCGTTTATTGCTTGTTCGTCGCAATAAGCTGCATCTATTAGGGTAATCCAGCCCCAAGGCGTTTGTGTGTTCTCTTGCACTGCATAAAAACCTTCTTCTATTATGTTAGCGATTTCAATATTGAATTAACTTCTTCAACATTAAATTTGTGAATTATATTTCGCTTATACATTTTTGATCTGATATTCGAATTAAAAAATTCTTCAGTCTCTAATGCGCCTACATAATAAAGAAACTTTTCTTCTAAGTAATTAAGTAATGCCTTGCCAGGAGCAAATACTAATACTTCTCTGATAAACTTATCTTCACCTTCTGTCTCAACTAATTGTAATAACTCTGGTGACGATGACCAATATGTTTTCCAATCACTTTCAACTCTAGATCTAATAACTTTTCCAGCTTTCCTTCGAGTGTGAGACTTGCTAAGAAGTTTTCTTCCAATGTATCTCCTATTAGATTCTTTATGTGTAATTAAATAAATGAATCCGAAGGCTTTTTCTGGAATACGATCGTCTGTTAGCTCAACACCCTTATACAACCATGTCAATATGTTACTCCACTAAATTAGTGAAGTATTTATATTAGCCAAGATTAGTCATCTTCAAAGTCCAACTCTTCGACATAGTCATCCATATTAAGTGGTTCTGCACAATAAGGGCAATAGACAATTCTCTTATTAGAATCACTTAGTACCTTAAATTCAATACCACACTCTTCGCATTCAACCCAATCCATATTCACTCCTTATTAAAAATCTACGTCGAATTTAGCACCAGCATCATTTTGGATGACAGCACCTACTTTGTAAGCGGCAAGGTCTTGTTCTTGTGGAGCCGCTTGTTGTTTATTCATATTAAGCCATTTATCCATATTAGGCATTGGGTTAATACGAGGCATTTTTAGTTCTGTTTCAATATTAAGAAAGTCTGCTACGGCTCTTGCATTATATAACACCCATAATTTAAGTAGATCGGAATTAGTACCAACTAAACTTCTGCCTTCAGAAAACAAATAATCAACCCAAGTACATTCGGATTCAATAACTGCTTCGAAGATTTCCTTAATTCTATCTTTAGTTTCTTCGTGGGCAATTTTGCCGCGAGTTGTTTTTCGTTCGGTTCTAATAACTTCTTTGTCAAGTTCACTATGTACTTCTAATTCGTCTTGGGCAATTTTCTGAACTGCTTTACCAATTGGTTGAAAGAGTCCAGAACCACAAATAGTAAATGTGACAGCAAACGATGCCATAAACTGAATACGCTCGAGCATTAACAAAGTAGCAATAGTAACATAAACTTCGTTATATAATGTTTGATCGTTTTCAACTTCACCTAGAGAATATCTATGTGCTAGCTTATGTGTATTACCAAATACATCACCAACAATATCTAATCTACTTAGGCTTTCTTTAACTGATAGAATATTTGATAGTACCTTATTAGCATCATCAAAAGACATTCTAACGATTTCTGAATAGGTAGCAGCATGAACAACTTCGTTATCGGAAATTCGCTGCCATGCTGCCCAAAGTTCGCTCGATGTAATGAAGGGCGCTAGTACAGTAATAATAGACCTACTAGCGATAGAGTCTGCTTCCCATTGCCAAGCTAGTGTCCTAATCATCATATCAGAAACTTCTTTAGGACAATTCTTAAAATCAATATTACATTGTCCGAAGTCAAACTCGTCCTCTGACCAATCGAGCGACTTCATTTCCTTATACAAGTCCCATATCTTAGGATGCTTCTTATGGATAGTATCAAACAATCCTGGCTCTGTGCCAAGAATTAAATTAGTATTCTTATAATCAGTTTCTGTCTTTTCGACATTGAAAATCTTACTATCCATTAGAGCGAACAACTTTCACAAATACCATCTTCTTCAACTACCTCGTTTGGTGCTTCTGCTTCTATATTAGCACCAATACCTTTTGCAGTCAAGCTATTTTGATAATATCGTGATTTTAGTCCATATTTTACAAGGCTTAAATAAATGTCAATCATTTCCTTAGTGCCTACTCGATCCGCGCCTTGTAGTTTCCTATATAGGTCGATACTAATGCATTGGTCAGTCCATTTCTGCATAATAGCATAGCACTTGATAAGATCTTGACTATCGATATCCCAAGCTAGTTCGTATTTGTCTTTTAACTTGGTACTATCAGGTGCAACATAATTAATAACAAGAGTTTCGTTTGTTTTAATTAAATCATAGTCACGAATTGGATATACACCATTAGTAGTACCTGCACCTATCGTGCTTGATTCTCCTGGCATCATAGCGGAGAGAACTGAGTTTCTAATACCACTATTATCTTTAATTTGTTGCCTTAAATCTTCCCAATCTCTAGTATTGTCAATAGTAACTAATTCGTCTACTTTCTTTTCATATGTATCAATAGGCAACCAACCTTCTGGCCATGATGTCTTATGCATCCAAGGTGCGTTTCCTAATTCTTTACCTAATTTAAGTGATGCATTAATTAGGTGCCACATATGGGTTTCGAACAGAGTATGAATGAAGTCTCTGCCTTCTTGGGTGGAATACTTAACATTCTTTTTTGCCATTAGATGTGCTAAACCAAGAACTCCTACACCAGCACTTAGTCTAGCTTTAGCGGTATCTTCTAAGTTCTTAAATACATAATGGCTCTTGTGGATGCAGACGTCAATCATCTTTAAGGCATAGTAAGCAGCCGAAGCATATTGTTCATCTGAGTCTATATTACTAACAATGATACCAGCTAGACTACATAGTCCAATTTCGCCATTGCCTTCTTCATAAGGTTGGTATAATTCTTCAACACTTTTATACGGAGACGTGGGCAAGCATATTTCAGCACATAAATTTTGACTATAAATTGTCTCTTTAAATGGTGTGTGCTTGTTCATTGTGTCAGTAAAATGCAGATAATGTCTGCCTGTTTCATAACCTTCGTTAAGAACAGTTAGCAATAATTGTCTTGCTGAAACGAAATTCTTAATCTTACCAGACTTTACAGCTTTGTTATATAATTTCTCAAAAAGTCCTTCGTCTTTTGAGTATTGGGCTTCATAAACTTCAGGAGCATCGTAATAGCTGAACAGACCTACTTGTTCATCTTTAGCTGCTTTACGAGCGAAGAACTTATTACTACCAAAACTATAATCACAGCCTCTTACTTGCTTAGTAGTAGGTGTCATAGGATTCTTTGCTTTAGCAATAACTTCAATTTCAGGATCATATGCAGTATAATATATTGTTGCCGCTCCACCCCGCCCGTTTTGTAAATTAGCGCCAATTGCGCCAACCATAGCTCTATAATAAGGTAGCTTACCTTGATGCTGAATTAAACCATTACGAACAGGATCTCCAAGTGATCGTGTCTTAATATGCGTCCCAATACCAGCAGACATTACTGTCATCATATATGCAATATGATCACCAGCCGCTAAACTGGCTGCAGAATCGGCTGTAGTGTAAACGCAACACGACGCATAGCCATTATGTGAAGTGCCTAGGTTAGTAAAGTTTGGTGTGGGTGGATTAATTCGCTTATGGCTAAAGTGATTATACCAATTCTTAACATGAACTAGTCTATTATGTTCTTCGTTTTCAGCAAGCGCCATAGCCATACGCATATAGACAAATTGTTGTGTTTCGTATTCTCTGTTATTAACTTTGTCTCTTAACGAATACTTCAGCCTAATTTGGTGTAGTTCATAATGGCTTGCGTTTAGATCTAGCTTATGATTAATCACTCGTTCGAGTATTTCATACTCATGATCAGAGTAATTTAATTTAACCATAAGCCCTGCTTCAAACAAGTTTTCGTGTACTTGTTTAATAGTAGGATGTGTACCACCATAGATAGTTTTAAGAATAAAGGACGAATATAATCGTCCTGCCATCCTATTGTATTCCCATGTGTTTTTATTAAGACAGAACTGAATAAGGGAATTATGTAGTTCTTCTGACGAGCAAGTCTCTGGCATTGTGCTAACGACATGGAGAACTGCTTCCGGCCAATCTACTTCTCTGCCGAGTTTGGCTGATGCCCATTCGCCCCAGCCGTTGAGTTTGTCTGCTTGGAAGGTTTCTACTTCGCCGTTTCTTTTAATTATGTTTTTAATCATTGAATGTAGAATGCTCTTTCTTAATTTTTTCTGCCGCCTTACAATACTTTTCTTGTTCTGTAATTCTTAGTTTAAAGAAGTTGCTACCAGGATATAGAATAGCATACAGTTTAGCGCCTTGACTTAGATTCATTATATAATCCTTTCATTAAACTGCCATATCAGCTTTAATAGCTGCATGACATTTATATCCAACTAAAATAATATCTTCCATATCAAAGTCGTCTATATTAGTTATATCCTTATTTAGTGATAGTGTAGGAAGGCTATAACAAGTTCGTGTTAGTTGTTCTTTAGCTGCTTCGATATGATTAAAATAAAGATGAGCATCGCCTATAGTATAAACTAAGTCACCTACTTCTAAATTACAAACTTGTGCAATCATATGGGTTAATAGTGCATAACTAGCGATATTGAACGGGGAGCCAAGTAGAAAATCTGCGCTCCGCTGGTAAAACTGACAGCTAAGTTTTCTATCGTTACTAACATAGAATTGAGCAAAACAATGACACGGAGGCAATGACATTAAATCAATCTCTGCAACATTCCAAGCTGAAAGAATGTGTCTGCGTCCATAAGGATCTGCAAATATACCTTCAATTAAATTTTCAATTTGATCAATTTGTACACCAGAAGAAGATAGCCAACGTCTCCATTGCTTTCCGTAAATCGGTCCTAGTTGCTTAATTGTTTCGCTATTAGCATAGCCTAAATCTTTACCTTGCTTATCAGCATTAGCAGTCCATATAGTAGTTTTGTCTTTAAGCACATTTCTACTTTCACCATAATGAATTTCGGCTAATGTTCGTTCGTCCGTTGATCCAGACAAAAACCATAACAGTTCACTCTTAACTGCTTTCCAAGCTAACTTCTTAGTTGTAACGGCAGGGAAGCCTTTACTCAAATCAAACCTAAGTTGTGCGCCAAATATAGATAATGTGCCAACACCAGTCCTGTCTGATCTTTTTTCGCCAGTGTCTAAAATAGTTTGAAGTAAGTCTAAATATTGTCTCATAGCGCCTCGTAGTCGTAAAAGTCGTCGATGCCTTTATAGGTCATACCAATGTGATAAGGCTTCTGCGCTTTAATCATTTCATCAATCATGTTCCTAGATCCTTTGGAAATTCCGTCCCAAAGAATAATAGCTGCATCACATTCTTCGGCCATTTTACGATTGCGAATTGGTCCTGCTCGTTTACCATACTGATACCAATCTGCTGGCATTAGATTTACTGGAATATTGTTAGTTAATGCCCAACGTTCGCCTAAACTATCAACACCAATAGCCTTACCAGAAATTACTTCTGTAATATTATAACCAGAACTTTTAATTGTTTTCAATAGTAAGGAGTAATCATCAAATTCGATCTTATTAACAATATCTTTATATCTCGGTCCTGCGATAACTACTCTCATTTATCTGCTTTCTTGGGTACAAAGTCAGGTTTTAGTGCTTTAATTTCTACATCGTCATATGTAATATTAAAGTCTGGAACTAATTTAGGTACAGTATCTTTTTCGTAGCTATAGCTGATGGTGATATGTGGTTTATATTGTGGAAAGTCATATGTTGCGCCGAACTTATCCATAGTAATATTATGATAGTTTGTTAATTGCTTACTATCAATAAGAGCGACAAGGCACTTTCCGGTGCCTTCCATTTGTGTTGGAAATATCTCCCAACCCTTGACTTTAGCAGTAATAGGAGTCTTAAACTTATAAGACTCTACTTCCGGAATGCCTTTTCTACTATAGGTAATAGTAGTATGATATTCATCAGGAGCAGATAAATTACTAGAAATTTTATTATCTTTAACAAAGCTAAACAGTTTATCGGCGCTATCTTTAGCTACTGTTGCTTGGATATATGTTCCGTCTGGATGAGCCTTTAGCTTCTTTTCCATTAGAAATTCTTTGAAACTCTTCACTTAAACATAATTCCTTTTTTGTATATTACAGCAATAGCACTTCTTAAATTGCACTGCTCTAGTTTCGTCAATCTTCCGTGGTTCATCATAAGGTGACCAGTAATGCCAACCAATCCTACATAATGCTTTTCGTAACCACATGTTTTAATAATACCAAGAATGCATATACTTATGAACCATAGGATCGATATAGACATCGTATTTATTATGATCCAAAACCTTGTTTGATTTAGAAACTACAGTAACATAATCTTCAAAGTAATGTGTTCCGCACATATTTTTAATCAACTGTTCCGCACCAGGAATCATCTGGTTATTATAAACAACATAAAGAATAGGTCTGGTTGGCTCGACAGGAAATTTCCTGATCATTGAGTAGTTAGTTAGGTTCTTTTCCATTCGCTTAATCTCGCTTTTGCTAATAGTCCATTATAGCTATTTTCGTTAATTATGTCTAGTATTTTCTTTTGAGAATAGCCGTTTAAGTACATATCGTTAATATCTTTTTGTTTAATACTCTCTGGCCATATACAAACAGTAAAGCCATGATCAATAGCCTTTTCCATTTTCTTAATAGCATCTTTGCTTCTTCGTTCGTTGTCATATACAATAGTAAATTTACTTTTATCTGAACTAATATAGTTTAGGTTAGTAGTAATATCACTTCCACAAGATGCAATCGAGTTTTTAACAAACATCGAGTCAATAGGACCTTCTAGTACATATATATGCTTATCTTTATTAACAGTATCTAGACCAAATAGTTTCAGCTTAGATTCATCTATCATAATAGTAATATATCTTAACTCGGCATCCTTTTTAAATGCTCTTCCTTGATAACCAAACAGTTGACCTTCTTCATCAAAGAACGGAATAATTAATCGTGGTTCATCTAAAGTAATAGACTCGAACTTATTTGGTATAATAGTGTTAGTCCATGTTTTAAACTCTTTACAGAAGTATAATTTATGGTGATAACTATTAGGAATGTGTCTATTAGTAATAAACTTTTTAACAAGTGAATTAGCATCAAATGAAGAAATCTTTTTTAACTTAGTTAGATGTCTATTTAAATCGGTGAAGTTACTAGTCGTAAAGTTAGTTTCTTCTTTTTGTATAGTTCTAGTCTTATTGCCACCTGTTTCCTTGAGCATTTCTAGTATGTATTCATTATACATATTATGGTCAAGGTGTTTAATTAGTTTAGGAACATCATATCCTACTGCATTACAGTTGAAGCAATTAAACCATAGCTTACCTTTAGAAGGATAAACATATCCTCTAGCTTTCTTCTTATTAGTTTTAGAGTCACCACAAAGCGGACATTTGAAGTTAAAAGTATTGTTACCTTTACGTTTAAAGCCTTCTAGTCGAAATGATATTTGTGATAAGTATTTGGCATCTAGCCATATTAAATTCATGTTGTATTAATCGAATATATCTGGAGCATAATTATCCCAAAGTGATAGATATACATCAAT